GTCAAAGTTGCGTCAGCAGTCAACGCTGTGGGAGCGCCTTGCACGAACAGTTGTGCTTCACCGACGTTACCGTCGCCGAGTTGATAACCACCTGCACCATTAGGGAGAGCCATGATAAATTCCTTTCAAAGATGTTACGAAGAAAGGGGCCGAAGCCCCGATCAGATTAGCCCCAGATACGGCAGCCCATTTGTGGGCGGATCGTGCTGAAACCGTACAAAACGTCAATACGGCAAGGCATACGGTCATTGTTAATATCGTACTGGCGCACGATACGCAAAGAAATACCGTTGTGAACTGCGCGAGCAGCCATGTCAACACCTTGTGGCAACAGCAAGTCAGCGGTTGCAAAAGTGATGGCATCCTTGTGGTAAACCAAGTTCTGAGCGTACTGGCTAGATGCAGCACCAACGAACACAACGGCCTTACCAGCGGTAGGGAAGCTGTCCACGGTGGCCAAAGCATTGGCGGCAGTGTAGATAGGAGCAACAGTCACAACGATTGCAGTGCCGCTAGCAGTGGCGTCAGCCAAAGCAACGAACTGGAACAACGAACCAGTGGATTCACGGGTCTGTGGGTTCACAGCAAAGCAATCAGCAACAGTGAACACGTCACCGGCTTTAACTGTCAGGCCAGAGCCGATAGTCAAAGCAATGCTGGCAGCACCTTGAGAAGACACAGTGGTGGTCACAGAGTTGCCAGTGGCAACACGTGAACCAGTGGTGTGCTGCTTGATAGACTGAGACATGTTGATCTCGTCAAAGCCCAACACGCCAGTGCCCATCATGCCGTTCTTGAATTGCTTGCTGATAGTGTCTGTAGGATTGAACAGACCTTTCATGCCTTCAACCAAGCCAGCGTTAGCAGCGGGGTTTACGGTAGCGTAACGTGGAGACATCACAGCTGCGTTCTCGTTCAGCTTCTGCTGGGCCTGCAAGAGGACCAAAGAAGTAGAAGGAGTGGTGCCAGGTGTACCAACGGTGTTACCGATTGATTTGTACGCATTGGCCACGTCTGCGTCAATGGAAGACGCCAACTGGCTGATACGAGGTTTCAGAACACGCTCTGCGAAGTCATCCAATTGCATGGTCAATTCAGCAGATGTGAAGTTGACACCGATGTGCTTTTGGCTGGCAACGGTCAAAGTGGTGAACTGTTCGTTGTCGTCCTGAACTTGCAGGGCGGCGCCGTCAGTTACCAAAGCGCGGTCAGGTAAACGGATACGGAGGGTTGAACCGATCTTAGCACCTTCAACAGCAAAGCTGTCGTCGTACTGGCGGTTCACGTTGCGAGTGATCACAAGGTTGTTCTCAAGAATTTCGAGAGACTTACGTGTGATCATGTCAATGGTCAGAATACTATTAGACATTTCAGTCCTTTCAAAAAAGTCAAAGTTTTAGCGGTTCTGCGCTTCCCACTTCTTTATCTGTCGTTTGCGTTCGGCCTCAATCCACTGCGAATCCGTCATGGTCTTGGTAGACCTTGGATCAGTAGTGTCATAAGCCGACAACCCCGTAGAGCGTGCGGTGACAGGAGAAATCGGCGCTGGCGCAGATGTTGTTTTCTTGATTGGGGGCGCTGCGGCCAATTTGGCCTCAATTTTCCCAATCTCTTTCGCCTGACCGAGTGGCGACATACGCGAGATACGATCTGCTTCTTTTGGATTTGAGCCAAGGTAGTACGCTAACTCAGGCCCAATGTCCGAAGACTGGATCGTTTCAGCCATCACGTTTGTGATCGGCAACTTGGGGTTGTAAGCGACTTGTTCAAAGTCATCGTACTTGTCCCGTGCTTGCTCTTCACGCTCTTGATAGCTTTCGAGAACGGCTGATTGCTGCTTGGCTGCTTCACGTTTAGCGATCAGTTCTTCGGCTTTCTGATAGGCCATTGCTTCCGCATAGGCTTCAGGGCTTTCAAACTGGTCAACGGACGCAGTTGGCGCGGCTTTCACGATTTGCGTTTCCGCAGACCGATTTGCTTGCTCTATTTCCCACTTACGTTGCTCTCTTGCGAGGCGTTTGCCGATCATCGCATCAATTTCAGCCTGAGAGTATTTTTTCTCCTCGACCTGATCAAC